TCTAAAATGTTGTTGTGTCTTATCAACAAACTTAAAGAACACAAAGACTTCCAACTTGTTACAAGGTATGTGTTCCCATTAAACAAGATTGTTGCGACATGGGCTATCTATAACGATTTTGGATTCTTGCATTCGATCGGACAAAAAACAGTTGGGAAAGGGGATAACAGATCTGGAATTCCAGCCGAAAAGCCGGGTGTCTTCGTAGAGTTATCAGAAGACAATGAACTTCTTGGTTATCAATTTACTCCTGGTTGGGAATATAAATCCGATCGAGCTAATCCTGCTGGTTGGCCATGGAGTTGGTTTGTTAATGATAATCCATGGGATGACTGGGATCAAGAATTATTAAGAAACTCAAGAAGTAGAATTAGAAACCAGTTCAAAAGATACTACCACAATAGAGACTTCGGTAATGTTCCAGACGACGGAGGATTCAGTCCTGGCAAGATTTTATTGAAAAATCTGAAGTCTGCTTTCGCACTGCCTCCATTAGCAGGACAAATGCCGTGGTCAATGAAACGTCGTCTAGTGAGTAATCCATTCAATGCTTATGGTCAAATATGCAAAAAAAGATAGTAAAGCATAATTAATAGAGAGGAATTTTAAATGTCATCGATTGGTATTAAAGTGCCCATTACATATGATTCTGGCGATGGGTTCACAATGTTGAAAACTATCGATGAAACAATAAAGCAAAACTTAAAAATGCTTATTCTAACAAATCCTGGTGAAAGAGTAATGGAACCGGAGTTTGGTGTAGGAATACAGCAGTTTTTGTTTTCTAATTTTTCCGAAAATATCAATAGTCAAATTTCTAATAAAATAAAGTCTCAAGTAAGAAGATATATGCCGGCAGTTACAATTCATAGCATCAACTTTTTTGGCTCAGATCCAGACACTAATTCACTGTCGATTTCAATACAATACTTTGTATCGGATATTGGTTTGAGTGATTTATTAGAATTTACTATTTAGATCGAGGATAAAACATGTCGAAAGATCAAAAAAAGAATTTACCCATCAATTACACCAACAGGGAGTTTAGTGGAATCCGCAATGATCTCATAGAACTAGCGGAAAGATTTTACCCAGATACATTTCAAGATTTCAGCGAAGCATCGTTTGGAGCTATGATGATAGATGCTGTTGCATATGTAGGCGATCAAATGGCACTACATCTTGATTATAACATCAACGAATCATTCCTTGATACATCTTATCAGTTAGGAAATGTATTAAGGCATGGAAGAGTTTTAGGCTACAAAGACCCCGGCAGACCTTCGACATATGGTGAGGTTGCACTTTATATCATGGTCCCAGCTAGTTCAACCGGCATGGGTCCTGACGCGGCTTACATTCCAATCCTTTCACGCGGATCATCATTTACATCAGATACAGGTCTTAAATTTGTTTTAACTGAAAACGTAAATTTTGCAGACGATAAAAACAGCGTAGTAGTAGCAAAAGTTGACAACACAACAGGTGCTCCAACAAGATACGCTATTAAAGCATACGGAAATGTGGTTTCTGGTGACTTTGCTCAAAAAGAAGTGAGCGTGGGAGCATACGAAAGATTTAGAAGAATATCTTTAAATGTTGAGAATGTATCAGAAATTATTTCTGTCTTCGACAATGAAGGTAATGAGTATTTTGAAGTTGATTACCTCGCTCAAGATATGGTCTATAAAGAACTTAAAAACAAAAATTACAAAAACGACAATGTTCCATCAATCTTAAAACCTATGTTAGTATCCAGAAAGTTTGTTGTTGAAAGAACACCAACCGGTTATGTTTTACAATTTGGAAGCGGAGAAGACGGGGGCTCTAACATTGTAGCTAGCCCACAAAATGTTGCATTAGATATCTTTGGTAAAACATATGTTACAGACACAACTTTTGATCCTACAAGAATAACAAAAAACCAAAGCTTTGGTGTAGTGCCTTCTAATACAACTCTTACGATCACTTACAGGACCAATAATCCTACAAATTCAAATGTAGCTGCCGGATCTTTAAAGACAGTTTCAAACTCCAGATTAATTTATGAGAACAGAGCCTCATTAAGTTCTGAGCTTGTGGGTGAGATTAACACAACTATTGAAGTTGCTAATGAGACTCCAATTGTTGGTGATATCACCAACCCATCCACAGCGGAGATTAAGAGAAGAATTTACGACACCTTTCCGACTCAGAACCGCGCCGTTACTCAAACAGATTACGAAAACTTAGCTATCAGGATGCCTGGAAAATATGGTTCTCTTAAAAGAGTGAGTGCTCAAAAAGATAATGATTCGCAAAAAAGAAACATTAACATGTATGTTGTATCTGAAGATTCTTTTGGAAAGCTTATTCAAACAAACGGAACAATCAAAGAAAATCTTAAAACTTGGTTAAATCAACACAGAATGATTAACGATACTGTAGATATTCTCGATACTTACATTATCAACATCGGTATGGAGTTTGTTATTAAAACAGTAGATGGAGCAGATAAGTCTGCTGCCCTAGCATCTGCTGTTACAAGACTGGCTAATAAATATTCTGAAGGCTTTTTTATTGGCGAACCAATCTATATTAGCGATATCTATTCAGAATTGAAAAAAGAGCCAAACATTTTAGATGTTATTAAAGTTAAGATTGTTCCAAAGACCGGTGGTTCATATTCATACGTGGATTTACAAATTAACAAGAACTTATCTCCCGATGGAAGCTATTTAATGTGTCCCAAGAACGCTATTTTTGAGCTTAAATTTCCACAGACTGATATCAAAGGAAAGGTTAGATAATGCTTAAAAGATATACAGCATCAATCGATACGACTATTGTTAATGCGTATCAATTGAATCTCAGAACTCGTGGCACTGGTGCTAATGCTGGTCAGGCAGATGTTCTTGAAACTTTTTCAATATACGGCAGACAAAGCATATCTTCGTCAGCATCCGCCGCTTCTCAAGAATTATCGAGAATCTTGATCCAATTCCCAGTTAGCTCGATTACATCTGATAGAACTGCTGGAGTGTTACCAGCTAGTGGAAGCGTTAGTTTTTATCTTAGAATGCATAACGCAGAACATTCCAAGACTGTTCCAAAGGGTTACAAACTTGTTGTTCAACCAATCTCTCAGTCCTGGCAGGAAGGCGAAGGTCTTGATTTAGAAGGTTACAAAGATTTAACAAAAAATAACCCAGGCGCCAACTGGATGTCTGCATCGAATACATCAGCTTGGACTAAAGTTGGGGGTGATTATCTTACTTCTTCCGCTGCAATATTGTATGAACAAACGTTTGAGACAGGATTAGAAGACTTAGAAGTCGATATTTCTGAGTTGGTAGAGCAGTGGGTCGCTGGCACTACTGACAACTATGGTGTTGGTGTGTTTCTTTCATCAAGCTATGAAGCTTACTTCTCTGGTTCCGGTGGTGCTGATAGTGGCAGCGTGCTTAATAACTTAAACGGCGCCACTGAGTCATACTACACTAAACGTTTCTTTGCGCGTGGTAGCCAGTTTTTCTTCAAGAGACCAGTGATCGAAGCTCGCTGGGATGATGCAACACGCGATGATCGAGGCGACTTCTACTTTAGCAGTTCCTTGGCACCGGCTAGTGATAACTTAAATACTTTATATCTTTACAACTTTGTTCGAGGACGTTTAGTCAACATTCCTTCAATTGGAACGGGTAATATTTTAGTCAGCCTTTACTCAGGTTCCTCGGACAATTCAAGACCGTCAGGCTCTAAGCTCACTCTTTATGATGGTAATACAAACATTACAGGAGGCTGGGTATCTACTGGCATTTATTCATGTTCTATAGGTATTCAATCTTCCTCTATTAAGACTTTATACGACGTTTGGCACGATGGCACAACAGAATTCAAGACTGGCAGCATTATGCCGCTTGTTATTGATGCGAGACCAACAACAAAAGAGCCAGTATATTATATTAATATCACAAACTTGGCTAATAGTTATCGCGCCGATGAAACCGCAAGAATGAATCTGTTCGTAAGAAATAAATATTGGAATCCAACAATCTACACCAAAGCAACGGCTGATGTAGAAACCACTAACATCTACAGCGCTTCTTACAGAGTTATAAGAACTTTAGATAACTTAGAAGCTATTCCGTATGGCACTGGTTCTGATTTCCACACAGGACTCTCATATGATTTATCAGGTAATTATTTTGACTTTGATATGAGTTTATTAGAGCCAGGATACGAATATATGTTTAAATTTTCTTTCTATGATAGTAGAATGAATACCTGGAAAGAGCAGAGACAAGAATTTAAATTCAGAGTTGACAAATAGAGATAATACTAAATGAGCATAAAAAAGTTATTCGATAAAAGCCGCCAAGGCTCCAGAAACTATTCCGACTACGCCACAGACAAAGATACCTTTGAAGAATTGGAGTCGTCGCGCAATGCTACATCTCGAGAGGAAGAAAAGTCTACTTACGTCCCTCAAGTTGATTACTCTAATCCAAAAAACTTTATTAAGTTTGGATCTGCTGAACTTTTTTACAGCGGTGCTCTGAACAGAATTGCAGACTATTATCCATATGATGGTTCAGAAGCTGAGAAAAACGAATTCTATAATAAATTATTTGACGGCGAAAAATACATCTTCGAGAACTTATATCCAAGATATAACGGTTTTGCCATTTTAGGCGCTGATGGCGTTACATATTCATCAATGACTGCAGCTGGTTACGGTCGACCAGCAGCCGCATCAACTGAATATATTTCATTTAAAGGTGGACCGGGCAGTGGCTCTGGTGGAACCTTATCGCAAATAAGCCCTAACCCCTACAACAATAAGAATCAATCTTCAAACATTTACGACAGAACAATTTATCAAACCGCTGGATTGCCAAGCGATTATGGAACAGGGACCAGAGAATCTAACTTAAAATCTAATTTTGATACTGGTGTAACTGTTGAGTTCTGGCTCAAAAAGAATGCTTTTGATACAGTTGGAACAGAAAAAGAGGTTATTTTTGATCTGTGGAACAACGAGTTAACTTCATCTGATTCATATGGTCGATTAACAATCGAACTTACAGGCGCTGCAAGTGGCAGCCCATTCCTGATTACAGCCCAATCTG